GTATCAGAACGTTTGACATCCATACCCATAATCTTGAGCTTGCCGCCTTCGGGTTGGTAACCCTCTATGTCTAAACACTGAATAGCATAACGCTTTTTAGTAATGAACAATCCGGCACGACCTACTACTTCGCGGCCCGCTTTCATTACTTGTCCCGCACTTAACGGTACGTTAAAATCATCTTTAAGCATTTGTGGGAATGTATCACTAACCTTATCTGATATGTGATCATACAATGCAATAGCACTGTCTATTGTTAGTTCTTCTCCTTCGGGGAGGGCAGGTACAGCCGAGAAATACACTGAGTCTGTATCTCCGTATATAATGGTGTCACCGGTGTGATCATATTTGCCTGTAAGCATGCGATTTGTTTCTGCTCCCATGTGCTTTGTGATGCATCTTCCAGTGAGAGTTGTTGACTGACCAATCCGCTTATCGAAAAAACGACAACCAGGATTAAGAATAGCGCCATATAAACTATTGAGGTTAATCTTTTTAACAAGTTGTCTTTTGTCCCAGAATGCAATTTGTTCTGGATCCGTTGCCGCCTTTTTCTTGGCTTGTAGTTCTTTTCTTTCTGCATACCATCTCTCCAATAGTCCAGGAATAATACCCTGAAACTCTTCTGCTGTTTTAAAGATGGTACCGTTTGCACTGATGTTCCAATTTTGTCCGCTGTGGAATATCAGGTTGTAAACGTCAGCACCAGTAACATCCAAGTTACTGCCATCTTCCATGTCTAATTTCATAATATGATCAACATCTTTGTTAATCATAAACTCGTATTCGTTTGTGGCAAATTTGCCTAGCCAGGCATCTGCAAAACTTTTCTTTTGCAGTGTGGTCTTTTCTTCTATTTCTTCTTCTGTGTATGTGGGTCTCAGTTGTCCAATAATAGTTTCAGGACCCATATTAAGTGCACGAATCACACTAGGATACAGACTGTTCAAGTCCATACTGCCCACCCATTCATGATAACCTTTCTTGGGGAACGCAACATAAGCACCTGCCGCTTTGCCGTCTTTCTCACCACGTTTACGATCAGGCACAATCATGTCGCGTCTGTGTGCTTCGTTGATGATTGCTTGCTCTGTGGTAGCCACAGCACCCATTGTGGTCGGCAACAACACTGTGTTGTCATGTGCAATAGTGTTAGCCAAATCTATAAACTGTAGTTTACTATCCAGTTTGTGCAACAGCATGACGTCCTGGATATTATATTCCAGGAAACGCTCAAAGTCATGATTGTATAATTTATCCAGGGATCCTTCGTAGGCTACTTTCTTTTCGCCCACTTCCATTTCACCAATATAGTCCAGTCTGTAACTATGTCGTTCCTCATAGTTGTACTTCATATACAGTTGCATATAATCTAAGTGCACCCGGCCCACTAAGTCATATGTCTGTTGCTCTTTGCCATATGCTTCGTAAATACGTTCTTTGGGTAACTGTTTCCATAAACACAGTCTGCGTGTTTCACTTCTGCCCATGACTTTGATAATACGGTTGATGGTGTAAGGGATATCATACCCCTCGCTGTTCCAACCACTTAGTATGTCAGCGTCATCAATAAGTGTGAGGAATGTTTCTAACATTTCCTTTTCTGTTTTAAACAGTACAACTTCTGTAATATTACCAGCAATACTTTGTGCTTGACCCCAACTTAGTGTCTTAGGCGGAACAGCCAAACACACCATTGCATCCATCCATTGTAAGTATACTCCAATAGAAGTGATAGGCATAAATGCTTCTTCAGGACTTGCATACCCTCTACTAGGATCAAAGTCCACCTCGATATCGAAAAATGCAGTTTGTAGTTTAGGAATGTCAGCACCCTCATAGTGCTTGGCAATAGTTTTATTTACTGGCTTGATATCACTCTCATAAGTTTTATTGTGCTTGTTGAGAGCGATGTTCTTGTGAAATTCTTTGTAATTTTTACAGCGGATCTCTGTTACAGGTTCGCCATATATACTGCGCCTACTGCCCCTAGGATCAGCAACATAAAAGTTATATTCTGGTTTGTGGTCAACAAGGACTCGCTGACCGTTTACTCTTTCAACGACCCTAATCAGATCGTCTTTCTTGTCATAGATCGCATCTACGTAACTCAATGTGTCTTTCTCCAAGCACCACTTTCGGCTGGCGCAATACCAAGTTAATAATAGTTATACTATTAGAGTGTTCTACCAACAGTTTCCAGGATAGTTTCGAGTTCATCGAACTTATCAAATTCTTCTTGGAAACTTGCTTTGTGAGCAATACGGATTGCTTTGTTAAGAACACCAGGCTTGAGATCCATCTCTTCAGCGATTGCTTTGACAGTTTCTCTTAGACCTTCTTTAAGAGTTTCTACTTCGTATGTAACTTGCATACCTTCGTCAATCAACTTCTTGAGACGAGCTTTTTCTTCTTCGTTAAATGTTCTGTTAAATGCCATAGTGTATTCCTTAGTGTGTAGTTATTTATAGGCTATTTGCCATAGTATAACAGAAATCCGAGCAATGTCAAGTGTTAATCCACACTGTAATAAGACCAGTCTGTTTTATCTCCTGGTTGCATCACTTGCTTAACTATACTTCCATTTATACGTTTTAATAAGGTTATAGGACCAGGAGCACTAGGTAATAACACCCAGCGATCTGACATTTCCATACCGCCACGAGATTCTGATTCTTTTTCTGCGAAGCCTAACTTTTGTAAATCGCCCCAACTAGGTCCATGGATAGTATAAGATGCATTGTTTATTTCTGGAGCATCTCCATCTTCTATACTGCGTTCTAGGCCTTTGAGCTTTTGCTCTGCTTTCTTAACTTGGTCTTCTTGTGTTAAAAATAACTCTTGCAATTTCATATCTTATTCCTCAATGTATACATTGAGTATTATATCTCTAAACTGGTTTCAAACTCAAAATCAAAGTCTAACACCTCGGCGAGCAAATCTGCTATTTCTTCGCCTTCTTCGATGTCCACTTGATGATCAAGAACTATTTCGTAAATATGACCGCCATGTGCCGCATCGTACGCCATCACATTGGCTTCAATAAAGTCACCGTCCTCGTTGTATGCTGTGACAACTTTTGTAGGTATCACACTCTGTACAACATCATAAAATTCAGCAACATCATCATTACTGATTTCATGTGGTACAACTAATCTACAAAATTTCTTGACAAATTCCATAATTTATTTTTTACCTGACCAAGCCTGAGCACCAAAGAATGCGGCAACAATACCTGCTACTGCAATAAAGTATACTCCGGCCATATCTCCTAAAATTCTAGCACCATCTTCTAGTTTTGCTACATTAGCACCAACAACTAGAACAGGGTATGCTAACATTCCATATAATGAGAACCACGCCATTTTACGTTGTGCGTCTCTCATTGCGTCTTGGTCTTCTAGTTCTTTACGTCTGAATTCCAAGTACATATCTTGTTCTGCTTTACTTACTTTACCATCACCATTAATGTCTGCTGGATGATGTGCATTAGATACATTACCGTCTGCCATGTGTCTACTCCTATACCGTTATATAGTAGTATTTATCTAGAATAGCTCATGCTCCTTTCCGTGTAAGTATAACTCTTTCGCCACATATTTGTGCCCGGCATTATTATAATGATGTTCGTCAAAATACCCTGTGTTGTCAGGATCTCCTAGTACATACTCTCTTCCAGGTTTACCACTGTTAGGATCAAGACCGTGATCTTCCTGATGCCAAATGTGTGCCTCCCAAAAGGCATTCTCGAGATTTTCAGCAGTCAAATAATTTGGTATGAGATCTACTATGTGTCCAATACATCTGTGTATTATAGGTAAAAATTTAATACCACGATCCTTTAAAAATCCCTGAAACATAATTCCCTGAGCTAGCCATTGTTCAGTGTAAAAATCAGGATTTAGAGCATATACTTCTTCTTGTAGATCGTAAAATGCCATTAGTTTATCGTAGCTCAAGGAGTCGTCTTTAAATCTGATATCTTTTCTAAAATCACTATTGTTTATACTCCATAAATGGCCGTTATACCTACCTAATATTCCTGGCCTGTTTGGATCTGTATTGAGTTTTAGTTTATGTCCTGCCCCCGGCATATCCAGCCTTACAGATTCTGAAATCTGAAATACTACCACGTCTCCTGCTTTGATTATTCCTTTGTTTACCTGTGTAACTACTATTTTATATAATCTTTCGTTTGACCCCTGAAAACGTGCATTATGTATATATTTGTAGTCTAAAGTTCTTGCTAGATAGTCGCCATACGATACAAATATGTCTTTGCCATAAGAGTCAGCAACACTGCCACCACAATTGATAATCTTAGGCACTTATATACTCCTTTATTTTGTCAAACACTATGTCGTTTCCTAGTTCAGACATATGACAAATATCTCCCCTATTATGATCGAACATTGTGGAAAAATCCATCCGATTTATTTCTGTACCCAATTTATGATTAAAGAAATCTAAGTGCAAAACATTATAATCGTGTAACTGTTCGCTTATTTTATTTCTGTATAAGCAGTATGTTTCCTGCCAAAAATCGTCCCAAAAATGATGTTCAAAAAAGTCTGTTGCTGTTTTAATGTTGTTAGCATCACAATCTGCGTACAATAGATCACAATCCACATGGTATCCTGATTTATGCACTGGGTGACTCTGCACTGGTATTCTGCTCCAACTAGTATGAGATACTATCACTAAATTGGAACGGCTGTGAACTTCACTGCACTGACGATATATTTTATATTCGCTACAACCTGGTTGACTTACGCATCTAACATTGTGTTCTTGTGCTAGTTTATTAACCCAACTATGCTGAATATTTGTAGCAAAACTGTCACCTAGTACAGTGATAATCATGTCAAGAATTTTTACCTACATTGCTGATTAAGCCCACAAAGATCATCTTAATCCATACTACTGATCCCCATGTTGCTAATGTAACTGGTATGCTGAGTCCAAATAACGTATTCAATGCCCATATAGTTATTACAGGTGTGAACCCTAACAACAAAAGTGCACCAAGTATCATACCAACTAATTCTGCTGAACTTTTTTGATTTGTAATTTTCATAATATTATCCAATTGGCGGAGAGGGAGGGATTCGAACCCTCGATACAGTTGCCCGTATAACACCTTAGCAGGGTGCCGCTTTCGACCACTCAGCCACCTCTCCGTTAAACTTTATATATCACAATGACACCATAATGGTCCATTGCAACTTTTTCACAGTCTATTCTGTTTATAGTCTCATTTACAAGATCTATCATACGTTGACTGTTACCACAAACTATTGTTAGTGGAATATTTTCCTGATTTAAGTATACAAAATTTTCTACCAGAATGTCAACCTCATGATGTCTAACACCGTGTAAATCTAATTTGTGCATACAGGGTATTTATAGTATATAAATACGTTATATGGAATTTACAGATCCACGAGTAGAAATGGTTGTGCCCATATTAAATGAATTGTTGCACGGATATGATTATACCATATTTGGTTCGGCAGGTTATAAAGACAAAGTGGGCGATCTAGATATAGCAATCAATCACAAGTCTTCTCAAAAGTTCTTGAATCTTGTGCATCAGGAAATGATTGATGCAGACAAATTTTATCAAAATCAGATTGATTTAGTGGTACCAGCAAACTGTGAGTACGAAACCAGATTGGTGTCCAGACACAACTATTATACAGGACCTTTTACCTATGCTGATGGTGAAACACTGGACTGGATACAAGTCAATATTCAGTTAAACGACAATCTGCCATGGCTGTGCGGTTTTAGCACAATTTTACCCACACCAGGTATACCCAAATCTACACATGCTGTATTGTTACAGCGAGCAATAACCAAGGCAGTTAATCCAGATTGGGCATTCCGTAAAAACGGTTTGTATCAGATACAAGTAAAAAATGGAAAAGCATACAATGTGGAATTAGTAACAGACAGGATAGAAGATGTTCCTAATGCATGGGGAATTAACATGGATCCTAAACTGATCAATTGTTTTGGTACTCTATTAGAGTCATTAGTATCTCATGGTGATACTCAATTAATTATGGATGTTGCAGAGCATTATGACAACAATCATCACAGAGAAGTGTTTAAGGATATGAAACACCATCAGGATAATATGGATAAGATTGCAGAAATGATTGCAAAGTGTGCTCTTACTGGTGAGTACAAATCACCTGTGTCATTCTCCTAACTTATTTTTAATATATGTATCTATAACCATTCTGTTAGGAGTATTTCGCCTGTGCAAGTGGTTAAGGGTAAAGCCATATTTAGATGTACAACTTCTTGTCCAATCTAAAGGACTCTGTGTTACACCGCATGCCCTTGCACACGTATAAAACCAATTACTTACTGTTTTAGATATACCATACTTTCTTTCGTTTTCTTCGTTTAACGTAACAGCAAGTCTGCCAGCCTTTTCGTGATCAGTCCAACTGTTGTACCAACCAACCAGGTTGTCATTATCAGGCATTACCTCTGTTGTAGTGTAACCGTATTTCTGTGGATCTTTATCTATGTGGCTCATCCAATCCCATTCAGGTCTGTATCGTTGTATGTATAGTGGATTATAATATAAACTGTCTAAATTTTGTAGTGCAAGTTCATTATTTTGTCTTATAACCTGTTCTGAGTCTCCTTCCAAACCCACGATAAAGCCACCAAATGTGTATATATTAGGATTAACTTCTTTAATCTGTTGTAGCGTCTGTACTATCTTTTGTGCACTTGCACCTTTTCTGATATATCTGTTAGCATTATAATTCATGCTCTCAATGCCAAAGAACAAACTGTGTACACCACTTTCTGATAGTGTTTCTATTCTGTACTGTTTGTTATGTAGCATATCCACTCTGGCAAACCCAGCAATATGCGGTGTAAAATCCAGTTCTTTTACGGCTGTACGCAATACTTCCATTTTAGAATCTTCTTCATTGATGGTGTCATCGCCTGCAAAAAAGTGAGTAACTCCTGCCTCTTTAGCAGCGTTAAAATAATTAACCAGTGCGTCTACTTGTTGGTGTGTAGGATTTTTAATACCTCTGAGATCGTAACTACAGAAAGTACAATCAAATTTACAACCCATTGATATCTCAAACACTGCTACGTCTCTTTGATCCCAATGTCCGTCAGGATAAAAATAATGCGTGATAGGTGGATCTATATCAGTAGTATCTATGTTTACTATACAAGGTTTGTTTAACTGATCCATCAAGTCAAACAGCTCTCCTGACTCTGCGTGTTCTTTGAACTTGTTTATACTACGTCCACAGTATATTAGATCTAAAAATTTATAAGAAGCATATACGTCTGCTTCGTAATCTTTGATACCACCACCTATTACTCTGACATCAGGATGATTGTCTTTAATTGTATTAACAAAATTGGCTGCATCATGTTTATTATTTGCTTTATTGAACAAAGTAAAACTAAACATCAAAACCAGTTTTTTACCCTGTGCACCTTTGAGTACATGATTTACTAATTGTTCTTTATCCCAATATGTAAAGTATTCTATCACTGTGCTATCGTAGCCCAATGTTTTTAAATGATGGTCTATG